TGGGCGGTTTTTGGGGTGGGCGGTTTTATTTGTGTTTAAATCGCTTGATGTCAAAAATCAAAAAAAAAACCAAAACCTTGGTTTTTTTGTAGAAAAAATTGCCGAAGGAGATTTGAACGCCATAAAACAAAACCGCCCTAAAAACCGCCCACCCCATTTTTTTATACCATCTAATAATATAGAATATGGCATCTTATGCACCTCCATCTAATAATTTAACGCTATTTAATCCAGACCAATTTTTGGTAGATTCTTCTTTATTAGAGTTTCCAGTAGCGCAAGGATCAGAAACATTTCCGTTTGGTTTAACAACATCAACGGCAACGGTTATTAGCACTTTAACTACTGCGACAGCAAATGTGACAGGAACCCTTACTGCTGCGACGGCAAATATTACTGGAACTCTTACCTCTGGAACTTTTGCTCCTGCTATTATTAATTGCGCTACACTCAATTCTGCCACTGGAACAAATCAAACAATTGGTAATAACCTAACCTCTAATAGCATATCACTTGGTAATGCTATAACCACCGGAACTATTAATATCGGTAATGGTTTAACAGGTGGAGTGATTGATATAGGTAAAGGAACCGGTGGAACTATTACTATTGCGAATGCGTCTACAACTACCGCTGCAGTACAGATAGGAACTGACGCAAGTGCCTTTAACGACAGCACATGTGTGATAGGGCAAAATAGTGCTTTATCGATTAATAATGCAACTGGAAATGTTAATCTTTCAACGGCATCAACTTCTGCTGGGACATTATCAATTGCGAATGAAGCGGGGTCTAATAGAACGATTAATATTGGACGAAATAATGCGATTGCGATTAATAATGGAGCAACAAGCACCGTATCTATTACTGGAACTACAAATATAAATACCGGAGGCACTGCCACTTCACAAATAGGAAATAATAGCGCATCTTCAACTGTTAATTTGTTTGGAACCGTAAATATTAATAGTTCTGGCAGTCAATCGACGGCAATTGGAAACAGCACTGGAACAACCACTATACTTAAAACATTAGCAGAACCGACATTTACGGCAGCATATACAAATCAAAATAGCACTACTCAATACATAGGAGGAACTTATTTTTCGGCATTCACAAGTGGAGCGACTGGTATTGCTGCTGGAACATCATATGCTCCTTTTGCGAGTGCTCTTGCTTGGAATGCTTTTGCGTCTTCTGTTGAATGGAATACAAACGGAGGTATTACTCTACCTGCTGGAGTTTATCTTTGCTGGATGGCGTTAAATCTTAACGGTTCTGCTGACGCAATAACAGATATGAGAGTAGCAATACTTACTCGTTCAACTGCACCAGGATCAACCGAAACAGATTGGACAGATTATCTTCCAATTTTGATATCTGCCGCACCAAAAAATTACACTGTTTATTGTCATAAGACGGACAGCACTGATAATTCATCAGCAGATACAGAACAATTTAATATATCGGGATGCGTTGTCTCTGACGGTTCTTCTCCTTTATATCCTTGGATTAGATGGAATAAATTAGGAAGTAATGTTCCTATACGAGGAAATGTTATTTTCACAAGAATTGGTTCTTAACGGAGTGGCATAATTTTATGTTGCTTAATTATATAATGGAACAATATACCGACCCCAAAGAAGTTCAACGCCTCGCCCATAAATACCTTGGTAAAGATATACGAATAAGATTAAGTTCTCGTGCCGATAAGAAATACATGGTTTTATCACCCGATGATAAATGGATTCATTTTGGGCAGATGGGATACGAGGACTTTACAAAACATAAAGACCCAGTTCGTCGCGCACGCTTTCAATCGCGCAATCGAAAATGGGCAACTGCAGATAAGTGGACGCCTGCTTACCTATCCTATTATTTACTCTGGTAAGGGAACTCGTCGTTCCCTTATGATCCCATACTTTTAATTCCCTCCTTATTATATAATGAGTATCTTAACCAATATTGATATTGAGGAAATTATGGAGGGTTTAAGAGTTCCGCTCGTTGGAGTATTCCAAAAAAATGCTTTACCCAAGACCCCACGAGATAATGGATTTATCGTTATGAATATGAGCGACGTGGGTGAAGTTGGAACTCACTGGGTGGGGTTGGCATTAATAGGTGACACCCCCATCTATTATGACCCCTTTGGAATCGCACCACCCACAGAGGTCGTGCGGTTCTTTGAAAAATACAAACCGCTAATCTATAATACGAATCAAATCCAAGATATTAAAGACACCTATTGTGGTTGGTCTGTAATTGCGTGGGCATACTATATGTTTGCAGGGCGTGGTAATCGGTTTCGCTCTATTGGTCGTCGTGAAGTTGTAGAAGATTTCAAGTCCTATCTTATGCTTTATGACGAAAAAGATCGCCGTTTAAATCGCTCTATACTCAAAGACCTGCTTTGGAAAATATCGGTGAAACGACCTATCATCTTTGATTTTATGGACGCTCATAAATAAAGGGTTCCCGCGCTTCCATAGGAATACAGTACGGATGCCTTAAATATCGGGCATTTCCAGCATCCGGTGCTTCCATAACTCCTCGTAATAAACTCGCACTAATTATAGCAGTTGCCGTCCAAAATGTAAATAGGGCAAAACCAATCGCGTATTCTTGCGTGTAAGGCATTTTCAGTTTATATATATAGATGAGACAAATCCTCTAAATATATTTCATTATTTATTTACCCATGTAGGCAGGTAATCCATTCTTGCCCTTTTCTTCACGAGCATTTCTCAATCGCATTGTATGGAGCAATATGGTGTTAATGTGGGACGTTTGTTTTGTCACCGCCTTTTCGTCGAGTTGCCCATTCTTAACGGCATTCAATAGTTTCATTTGCTCTGCCTGCATATCTTCGTAAAGACGATTTAAATATTCTTTGGTTATAGCGGACATATATTATCTGACTATATTTTTTTTTTGGTCAATTAACAATATATTTCCTGCTAAATCTTGGATTATGACTACTTTTGATTCCATATATACATTTATGGAATAAAAAAAAACACTATCAGGGAGTGTGACCCTTGCTTATGCCATTTCGGTTTTACTTTCTGCCATGGCGTCTTTAATCTGTTGGGCAAGTTTAAGGCGCTCTTGTGGGTCTTTGGATTCGCGACCCCTTGCCTTTAATGCATTAATATCGACCTTGGGTTTGGGTGGTTCGGGTTCGGGTTCGGGTTCCTCCTCCTCCTCCTCTATAAACTCATCCTCCATTTCTTGTTGCTCGGTTTTCTTTTCATAGGGTTTCCATTCTAACCCCTTGATTTTATAAATACCGCTTGCCCTATTTACTTCATAATTAAGGCGCGCGAGGTTTTTACCCACCTTATTGGATGTTGGGTTCTGGAACTCTCGCCCATAGTTGGTTATGCCCCATTGTCTAAACTGCTCCATAAATTGGGTTCTATCTATCCACTTATTAGGGTTAATAAGGCATCGCTCCTCGATAAACGATTTGTATTGGTCTTTGCCATCAAATAGGTCTTTCTTAAACGCCTGCAGTTCTTTTGGTGCGCTGTCGGTTTCAAATACCCGCTGGATTTTGCCTTGCGTCATAAGGTAAGTAAATATCCCGCTAATATTTTCATAACACTCATCTTTGAACTCTGGGCGGATCGCAAACTGAACCTCGTATAGGATCGGATACATTCGCTTCATAATTGCGTGGTCGAGCGAACATTCTACCATATTATTGGAGGCATAGTGTAAAGTGCAGGCGACCGATATAGTGGCATCGGTTTTGCGCATACCTCTATAATTAAGGATTCCATCGCCGGTAATTTGCTTTACATTATCCTCGTGTAATAAATCGGTTTCTGATAATTCCGACCCTTGACCGAACCTTATAAATTGCAGGTTTTCTAATTCGGTCGTTAGTTTGCTGTCGGACTTTTGTTTTACTATCACATTCTTGCTAATAAGGTCGGTTATAACGGGGAACATCTTACGGATTAAATCTAATAAGAGCGATTTGCCATTATTGCCTTTGCCTATGTGGAAGAATATTGTTCTTATCGGTACTCCCGTGATGGTCGTTTTAATGGCGTTTAAAACTACTTGGCGGATTTCTGGGTTGGGAAACATATCGGTAAAGTATTTTTCGCCAAACTTGATTTGGGGGTCGTCCGGATTTAATAAGGCGCATGGCGACTCAAACGACCATTCGTCCTCATCCGTGCGGGGTCTGGTTTTCATAGTTAGTAAATCTAATATTTGCCCATCGGAGATGCTTATTTGGTTAATCGCCTTATTAAGTCGCGTCTTAAAGGTTAAGTCCTCGCACCGTCCCGATAAATGCTCCTTTCTAACTATCGTTATAAAGTTGCCGTCACCGACTCGCCTCTGCAGGTCTTTAATCTGTTGGATTTGTTTGCGTTCTGCTTTTACTTTATCACCTGCCTCTGGGTCTTCTTCCCACTTATCACAGCGCGCCTGTCTTTTACCTATTTCGTTTTCGATAATAATAGATAAAGACTCTATCATCTGGTGGTTAAGTGTGGAACCACCGACTTCTGTCCATAGTTTGCGGTTCTCGTTAAACTTAAACCAAATATCCTTGCCTATGTGTTTAAGTTTGGAACCGCGCAGTTCATAATAAACATTACTCACGCTGTTGGCATTAAGCAGTTTAAACATCGCGTCCACCGTTGGCGTGTTTTGGGTGTCTATTAATGTTCTGGTTTCTATTTCTAACGGGCATTCAAAGTCTTGCGGGATTTGGATAATGTCGTCGTGTTCTTTAAACGAGAACTGCATAACTAAACCCATTTCCTTCCAGCATCGCGCACTCATCTTACCGAGCAGTTCCGAGTTGTTATAGTGGTTTCCATAAACCATCAACCCGTCCATCATTAAACAGCAAATCTCTATTTTCTCATCTTTACAGACCGCCTGCATAACTTTTAACATGGCGTTTTCAAAATGGGTAATAATTCGGTTTAATCCGCACCCTAAAATATTGTCGCGCTTATTATCCGGAACCGCATCATAATATTTGGCGTATTCTGGGATATTGCGAAACTCTTGTTGGATGCGACTAAACTCGTCGTCGTAGTCGTTTAAGTGCGGACTACTTATGCGTCGCTCTTTGTTCGAGTGGTTGCGGAGCAGGGTTTTGGGGTATTTATAGGGAATACGCTGGTATGCTTGCTTTGCGTCTTCTCGTGGTTTATCTATCGCCTTCAAGCAGGCATCGCGGTTCTCGCAATAATAATCTAACTGCGGGCATCTAATGCTGTGCTTGTGGCATAACCATCGGATAATATTAGGGTGGCAGTTTTGGGCGTCGACATCGGTCGTCGTATCCCTAAACATTACCGCCCTTAACTCTCGCATGTGCCCTTGGATTCCGTTGTCGGTTTTAAATAGGCGACCTTCATACTCGTCGTTCTTGTATCCTACTTTCATTTTACCTGCACACTGGAACTGCGTGTTAATGTATCGTTTCATCTTACCAAATAATTCTCGGCGTTCAGCGTCGTTGGAGCATCGCTTGCCTATCAGTTTGGTGTATTGTGGGAGCGTCATCTCCTTCATATAATAAACTGCTCGTGGGTTGGGGCGTTCTTCATAAGAAACTATATTGGCGGGGTCTTTGGCGGGATCGGTCATTTCTGTTTTATATATATAGATGAGACTTTTATTTAAACCCTTTGAACATATATTAATAATATCGCTAAATAAACTGGGGGTGCCATTGGATACTTTTTCGGGAATCGAATCAATTTTTTTTTCTACTGACTGCATTTTGTATGTGATTTTTAAAAAATGTGTGGATTATTTACCTTCGCCGGTAAGGTAAATAAAGAGATCAATTTTATTGGGTGTCCATCATCGAGCGACGCTCAGACGCTCTGCGACGCTCTTTCTGCCTTCTTGCGGGCATAGTACTCTAAACTTCTATCACGACGCTTTTGGACAAAATCGGGTTCATCCTTATGCCGATGATAATAATCAGAGGCATACTGGTTCATCACATCTGGGTGCGTTTCACGATATTTTTTCTGCGCTTTGCGGATGTTGTCTCGCATCCTTAATAGGCGGGTTATTTCGTCTTGGTTGATGGCGTCCATGGGTTTTATATATATTACAAATATAATTCTATATTGTTTTATCAATATCTCTAAATATAATCAGGAAAAAAGGGAATTACCCCTATTTATTTTTTTTTAATTAAGTTTAAAATTACAACAGGTTATATAGGTTTATTCGTCATCGCCATCGTATTCACGTTGGCACTGCTCATTGCAGAAATAAGTCTTTCTGTATTTCCAGTGGGGGATAATAGATCGACCACAGTTTTCACCGCATTGGTGGCAGTTTGGGGTAAAATCGAGGTCTCCATCCCAGTCACTATCCTCGTCTTCATCATCGTCGCTTTCCTCCTCTTCCTCGTCTTCGCTTTCCTCTACGAGTTCTGCAAGGTCATCTATGGTTTCTTTTGGAACCATTATTACTTTATCATCAGGCACCTTCTCGAGCATGCTTATTAAATTATCAATTTTCATTTCAATTTTGGCGTCGGTGTTCATTTTATTATTCGTCTGGCGGTGTATTAGTGTTTATTATACTTTATCCCATACGCGGAAATGTGATTCAATTTTTTTGGAAGTCCAAAATCGTGCGACGCTCCCCGACGCTCTTTTTTCGGTTTCATCAATATCCTAAAACAGAAACAGGGGGTGGGCGGTTTTTTGGGCGGTTTTACTTTTTGACGTTCATTTTTACTTCGGCAACTTTTTCTAAAATAAAACCAAGGTTTTGGTTTTTTTTTCAAAAATTGGTCTCTGGCGTTTTAAACACAAATAAAACCGCCCACCCCAAAAACCGCCCACTTCGATATATATCACTGAAACAGAATATTTAATAGTTGCGGATGGTGATTTCTTTGCGGGGTTTGCGATCTGCCTTGTCTTCGCGGGTATTCCAAGGGTTAGGTGCAGAGAACCCATTAATCTTGAACTGTTGGAATATTTTGCGGATATTGGGACTATCATTGAGGGTCACCATAAACTTGCCTTTAATCTTTTCCAGAGTTTGGCGGAGACGCTCAAAGTCAAAACCTTTGTCCTCGGCATAACCGAGGGATGCCGAAGTGTTTTCGTAGGGTGGGTCTATGAAGAAGAAGGTGTCGGGTGCGTCGTGTTGCTTAATTATATTCGCGTAATCCTTGGTTTCGAGCGAGACCCCTTTGAGGTATTCTTTGTAAAGGTCTAAATAGGTTTCAATGCGTTGTAAGGGTTTCTCACTGACCTTATAGATTTGGGAAGGTTTGTTTGCGAAGACGCCGTTAAACCCTGCACAACCGGCAAGTTTAAAGTGTGCCATCTTTTCAATAATAGAACGGGGAACCTTGGCGAAGAATGCTCGGGCATTGGCGATGCGGGTTCCACTTAATCGTTGGTCTTTACCTGAACCGAATGAACCTTTGAACTCAATTTTGTCCCACTCTGGGTCGTCCTTGGGGGGTGCCGACTTTAACCAGCGAAGCGACTGAATCATTCGTTCATCCAAATCGTTGAGGACATTTTGCTCTGCTTTGGGTTTATTAAAAAAGATGGCGGACGAACCTGTAAAGGGTTCCACATATTTCTTATGCTCTGGAAACTGTTTAATGAGAATATCCTTAACTGGATACTTGTTGCCGTTGCGACAAAATGGTGGGCGTAAATGAGTACTGCCGTGGTCGACTGCGCCCTTTAATTCTTCGGGGGTCGTGGGTATTTTACCGCCCTTAATAAGACCAAATAACTCTTTTGCCTTAGCATCCTTATCTACTCCTGCAGGCATCGCTTGCCACTCCGAATACAATCCTTTTCCACTGATAGTTGGTTCCTTATTTTTGGGTTCGATAGGAATGAAAATCCCAGATGGAACCACATTACTTTGAACATCAGGTAATTGAACATAGTCTAATAGCATATCACGATTTATATCTCTTGGTTGGAATGAACTCGTTTTCTCATTATCAATCATGTATTCATTAAAGACACCCGCTTTCTTAGCGTCCTTTTCAGCACCTTCTGGTGTAGCAAACCAGTCAAGCACTTGTTCGTCTTTCAAAAATCGACTCGCAAAAGAGCGGTTAGGATCAAAAAATAGGTTTTCAATATTTTTGTAAGTAGGGGCAACAAAATCTTCTCCAAACGAATTGCTGGATGCATAATAGAATAAGAAACTCTTTTTAAAATCTCCATAAATCTTATCAAAGAATCTGGATGCCAAGCGAGGTTGTTTCAAAAATAAATTATACATAATCGGCAACTGTGCTATATTTTTTTGTCCTCCAATATAATCGTCAGGTGGTGCTTGGAGATTTAAAAAATATTCGGCATAAATAAAAATAGCATGCTTGATGTAAAACTTCTCGTTCGTTAAGTCATCACGCTCGAACTCTGATTGAAAAAGGTGACTCATTTGAGGATTAGGCGAATTTCTTTTTCCTTTCTCGTGTAAGATGCGATACATCATTCGTATTTTATCTTCGCAAAAGACGACTTTTCGTTTTTTAAACAAATCATACAGTTGATTAAACCAATTTTCATACAATGTGACTAATTTTATCATCTTGGTTCCTTCTTTTATTTCGCTTATTTCATCCATAGTTTGCTTTCGCTTTGGATTTATATCTTCATCTACCTCTAAAATTATCAAAAATGCGTCATAGAGAGAGTGATTGGATTTTGCATATTTATTTCTTTCAATTTCATTTCCATCTGGGTCTTGCCATTTGTAATTAAACATAGGAATAGGAAAATCAATCCATTTCTGAGTGTATTTACCATCTAACCATTGTTGCGAA